CCGATTGAGACAAACGAGGATAAATCGGAGTATCAAAAAAAGGTACTGCCCCGCCCGCAATACCGAAATCTACGGGCGCAATGCTACCACTACGCTGCCACAAAGGTGAACGACTGCGAAGCGTATTTTGCCGTCGATAGCGGGCATGTTTCAGATCAGTTAGCGCAGGAACTTAGGGCAATTCGGAAGATTGACCTACCGGACGGCGGAAAGTACCAGATTGTAAAAAAGGAAGAAATAAAAGACCGGATAGGAAGAAGCCCGGATTTTGCCGATACGCTTTCTATGCGGGCGGTTTTTGATATACTGAAACAAAAGCGCCATGTTCGCCAAACGCGCATGGGCTAAAATACAAACACTGCACAATGAGCAAAGAACAAGCACTCACAAGCCTTGCAGCCGTACATGAATACGCGCTGAATGACTTAGGCCCCAACCACCCGATGACCCGCGATATGGCCGTTTGGCTGCAACGCCACTTTGGCGCGCAAGGCACGGCGGCAATCAACGCAAACGCCCGCGCCAAGACGACGGCAAGCAAGCAGGCGGCGGCGCCAGCCAAAAACGGCGGCAACCCGGCGCTAAAGGTTTTCCGGCACCCGGCCCTAAAACAGGAGGCGCAAAGCGCGGCGGCTACGCCGGGGGAGCCGAAAGCAGAACCGCGCAAGCCCCTGCGCAAAGCGGAAATAAAACCGCGTCCCGTGGAGCGACAGCCGGAAGCGGAAAGCCCAGGTACCGAAAACCCCGCGCTTGTTGCGGCGGCTGATACCGGCCTGACTGCTATACCGGCAACGGACTTCCCGGCGATAAAGGACATGAAGCCGCACGGCATTGTGTTGAAATATGGGGGCGCTGCGATTGCGGAAACCCTACGGCAGGCGTTTGAGGTTGACGACGCCGACATTCCGCCAAAAGCAAACCAGAAAGCGGCCATGTTGAAAGCGAAAATTCAGGCATGAGTGAACAACTGATACACCTGAAAACGCAGGACGGGGAAACCGTTGCTACCCTACCGGCTTACCGCAGCCTGTATGAGGTGCCGCTAAACCGGTACATTGACTTTTTGAAGGCCCGCGCCCCGCTGGATAACACCGAGGGCGTAAAGGCCGGGGAGGTCAACGTACCGCGTGTTATTGCGCAGGCCGTCGGCGCCTTTTCCGGGGTTGACTTGGAGACAATACTAACGGCCCGGTTTGGTGATTTTGAGGAAAGCGAAGCGGCGGAAAAAAACCTTTCCAGCCTGTACATGTGGATCATAAACCTACTGAACACCTTTGCCCCGAAGATCAGGACGCCGGAAGAGGCCGTATTTGAATACAAGTGCGAGCGGTGGGAAATACCGCGCATAGGCGTCCAGGCGCTTGCCGCTATGCCGCTACTGCCTGACCTGGAGACTGTGGAGGCCATTGAGGCTTACGAAATTCAGCGCATAGCAAACGAATCAGCCGAAAAAGACGGCGACCCGGAAGGCTCCGTGTTGTACTCCCGTTACCTGAAACTACTTGCCGTGCTTTGCCGCAAGTATGGGCAGGATGACAAACTACCAATTTCGGATTCAGCGTGCGAAGCATACCTGAACGAGCGCATGTTGCACTTTCGGGAAATTGATGCAGGTACCGCCCTGGACGTGGATTTTTTTTTGGCAAATTTGATGAAGCCCTACGAGCGGACCCGCGCTGTCGTTGGTTTTTTAATCAACCCGATTTTCGACCTCGCAGTACAGATCGTGCGCAGGCAGCGGCGGAGCGGGACGCCTTTAACCGGGCGCTCAACCACTCGAAAGAAGTCTTCCAAAGGGTCGGCTGGCGGCAAACGTACCTCAAGCTCCTTGAAAGGGCTTGGTTTACAGAAGCCGGCAAAAACCCGGTCGAAAGCATGAAAAGGAGTAAATTTGTCGATGCGGTACGGCTAATTTCTATTGAAAACGCTGAACACTAATGCAACTAACACTTGATACAATATACGAAGCCCTGCGCGACAGCGTTCGCTTCTACCCGAAGCAGGAACTAAAGTGCCACCAGCCGCAGACCTGGCGCGTACTGCAAAAATCGCTTGCCTCCGAGGTCACCGGAACGGCGGGCAATTTCGGCGCCACGATATGCGATAAGGACAAACCGTTTTTCTGGTCGCGTCTCTGGCACGAAAAGCAGTACAACCCCAATTCGCTTATAGGTGAATTTCCACTGGTGTACGCCTTTGAGCATGAGGGCACACGCATTGACCCCTTCGGCAGCGGTGGTGTCAGGTACTTGGTTAACCTGCAAATCGGCGTGTTGGACGTATGGACAGATAAGCCGGAGGGCCGCAAATGTGTCGGGTGCAGCGCCCGCGTCATCAATGAAATCTACCGGGACACACAAGGAATTTTGGAAATGTGCCTGAACTACCTGAAAGAAGTGCAGGCGTACCGACTGAATGACACAACGGACGGCTGGTACAACAAAAAGTTGATTGAGCAGGCGCTTGCAAGCGGCGCCGTTCAGTCCGCTGTGTGGGCGCCTGGCGTACTGTCTATTGCCGATGCCGCCGCGCCGCGCAACAAAGAAGCGGCATACTTTCGGGTTGAGCGGTCAACGGAAAACCTATACGGAACGGCGATCAGCCTGCAATTTGCCGTGGACGGCTGCTGTGAAACCACCTGGAACTTTAACGAGGCCGACTTTGGCGTTTTGGCGCATGAGGCCGGTTGTGAAAATTGCTAAAATATGCCTTGTAAAATAACAGATCAGATAGACATAGACGCTTGCAAATCAATGCTGCGCAAGCCCAAAATAACGGGCCAAACGCTTAATCAGGTTTTTCAACCCGGCGCAACGTACTATTGCGATCATGTGCCGACGGGTGAAAACTGGTTTGTGTTGGGCGTAAACAGGGATCGGGACGAACTTTGCACTGCCGGGTGGCCGCCGTCAATGGGCAGTATTTCGCATTGCGAAAATTGGGAATTGGCCGGCGAGATAAATGAAATACAGTTGGAATATCGCAACCGTACATTTGGATCAAACTGGGAATGACTGAAATAACCGACAACCTGACCACTGCCGTAAAAACGGCAATGGATGAAATACGCCGGGGCCTTGTAAAAGAACTCCATGCGCAGGGGCACCACCTGACCGGGGCACTTGAGCGCTCTATTCAATATGAGGTAAGGCGCGAGGCGGGGCGGGTGACGGCCATCATGACGGCGAATGACTACGGTATTTTCATGGAGTTCGGCGTACCGGCCAGCCGAATACCATACGGCGGAAAGCGCCGCGGTGGCGGGGGCGGAAAATCCAAGTATATCCAGGGCTTGGTGCGGTTTTTTGAATTACGTGGCGTGCATGGCCGGGAGGCGCTATCAGCGGCATTTGCTACCGCCCGGAAGCAGAAGCGGGAAGGAATGCCGACCCGCGGCAGTTACGCCTTTTCGAGCAACAACCGCCGAACCGGGTTTGTGCGCAACACTTTGGAGCAGTATTTGCCGAAAATTACCGAAATTGTGGGCCGGGAAGCGGGGGCCGTGGTTGACCTGGTGATTGCGGAAACGATCAAATTAGAACCATACCGCATAGCGGTTTGAGAATAGAGTGCCAAACGCTGGAGCAAACGCGAATTGGCACAACAAAAAATTCTATTTCAATTAGTTGCCGAGGACGTAAGCCTCGGTGGACACATTGAACAGGCGCGAAAAGAAATCCGTGACCTGAATAAAGAAATACGCGCAAATCCTGGGCCGGAGCGCATGAACGCGCTTTTGGCCGGGCTTGGAAAGACAAAGCGCGAACTTTCAGAACTTACAAAACAACAGCGGGCGCTGAACAAAGAGTTTGAAGCGCTTAAGGTTCCTAAAGACAGCCTTGCCGGGCTGCGCATTGAGTACGGACGCCTATCGCAGGCAATCAGCAAACTTTCTGCTGAAGAGCGCCGCTCACAATTCGGACAAAACCTTATCAAGCAGGCCCGCAACACAAAGCGGGAAATCGACGCCGTTGAGCAGTCAATCGGGCGCTTTACCGGCAACGTGGGCAATTACCGATCAGCCCTGAACAGCGTAGGGCAAGCCTTTGCCGCCCTGGGCATCGGGGCAAGCGTCGGGGAAATAGTTCAGGCGAATACCCGGATTTCAGACAGTATTGCCGACGTGGCGAAAACGGCAGGTATCACAATTCAGGAAGCGCAGCGGCTTGCCGATAGCCTTGAGTTCAGGGACACGCGCACAAGCCTTGTCGATCAGCTGCAAATAGCGCAGATCGGCGGGCAATTGGGCGTTGCTGCCGACCAACTGGAAAACTTCACCGAAAGCGTTGACGTGCTGAACGTCTCCCTGGGTGATCAGTTCGGATCGGTTGAGGAAATTACCCGCGTTATTGCCGGCCTGCGTAACGTGTTGACCGACTTCCGTACTGAAAACGTATCCGACGATATTTTGCGCCTGGGCAATGCGTTGAACTTTTTGGAAGCCGAAGGGAACGCAACCGCCCCGACTATTGCGGAGTTTGTCAACAGGATTAGCGGTTCCGCTATTCCTTTGGGCGTAACGACAGATGAAATCTTTGGCCTATCAACCGCCCTGGCTGAACTTTCAATAACTCCTGAAAGAGGCGCAACGGCGGTAAATATCCTACTTGCCGAAATCGCAAAAGCGCCGGATGTGTTCGCTAAATCGTTGAACCTTCCGGTAGATGACTTCAACAAACTGGTTCGGGATGACCTCTTAGGGGCGCTGGCCCTTGTTTCTGAAAAAGTCACGCAGGGCGCCGTTGATAACGTGGAGTTTGCGCAGTCACTCGACGAACTTGGCATTGGCCGTCAGGGCGCTATTGAGGTATTCGGCAAGCTGGGCGGCAATATTGAACTGCTGAATACCCGCGTATCGCAGAGCAAAGACGCGCTTCAGGCTACCGATTCGGTTTATGCTGAATTTGACAAAAAGAACAACAACGCGGCGGCGGCGGTAGAAAAACTGAAAAACGCAATTGTCAACCTTATTTCCAGCGAGGGCGCGCAGGATGCTATCGAGGGCGTCGCAAAAGCGCTGACCGGGTTAGTCGAGGTCTTAGGCGATGCCCTGGAAATTATATCGGAAAACAAAACAGAGTTTGCCGCCCTTGGCGCAGCCATGTTCGCCCTTTCAGGAACCGGGCAACGCCTTGCCGCAATAATGCTCGAGCTGAATGCAGCCGCCCGGGTAAGTTCCCTGGGTATTGCCGCCGGAACAACGGCAACGGTAGCGGACACGGTAGCCAAGCGGGTAAATACGGTAGCCACGAACATCCTTGCCGCTGCGCAAAAAGCGTTGCCATTACTTGCCCTGGTTGCCGGCATTTACGCGGTTGTAAAAGCATTTGAGATTTACAACGCTAACCTGTCAACAGCCGAAAAAGCCAGCCGGGCCGTTGCTGATGCGCAGGAAGAAATTGCGCGCTCAAGCGCCGATGAGGTCGCCGCGCTAAATTCAAGTATCGGCGTTTTGCAAAGCGCAACGGCAAGCAATGAGGCCAGGGCCGCCGCGATACAGAGCCTAACGGACAAGTACCCGGAATACCTGAAAGGCATTGATCTTGAAAAACAGAGTACGGCACAGTTAGCCGTTATTCAGCGCGAACTTACAGCGGAGATCGTGCGCGGCGCGGCGGCGCGGGAAAAGGCGAATGCGCAAAGTGCGGTTGCGGCGGATATTGTACAAAAAGAACTTGAAATATCCAGGCTTCGCGCCCGTCAACAGGAAGGCGGTTTTTCATTTCAAGACCTTGACTTCCGGATTGCAAACGAAGAACAGAAACTTAGAAAGTTGCGCGAGCAATTGCGCCTTACCGGGGAGGAGTTTGACAAAGTTTTCAATCTTGACCAACCGGCGCGAAGCAGCGTTATAGATATTGCTTTCCCGCCCGGCGCCGCCGAAAAGGCCACGGAGGAAATAAAGACCGGGCTGAATCTTGCAAACGATGCGCAAAAAAAGGCCGGAGAAAAGGCAGCGCGTGAGCGGGAGAAACAGCAGGCCGATGAACTGCGCGCAATTGAAGCGCAGGAAAAGCGGATTTCCGAAATCCGTAAATCGGTACGCGACCTGACGCTCACCGACGAGGATCAGTTCAACCAGAAATTGCAGGAACTTGAGAACCGCCGCGCAGATGAACTTGAAAAGAACGCGCAACGGGAGGTCGAACTGCGCAAGTCAATTTCAGCGCGAACCGGACGTGCGGCAACGGGTCCGGTAGGGCAAATAGCCGGGGCCACGGCAGTGGATATAACGGAGGCGGATTTGATCGATCAGGAAAACGCGGCCATACGCGCCGCCTTTGACCGGCAACGGGACGTATTGACTGAAGAGCGCAACAAAACGGCTGAAGAACAAAAGCGGGCGCTTGAGGCGCTTCGCCTTGAGGTTGAGCAGATCACCGCCGAAAACATTGCCGCCCTTGCTGAGTCCAGCGCCTCACAGTTTGAGGCCGCATTTCAACAGCAGCGTGAAGGGTTGCGCCGGGAATTTGGGGGCCGCAACGTTGCCCTGCTGGAATCACTGAAAAACGGGGAGATCAGCCAAGCGGAATTTGACCGGGCGCAACTTACAAACCAGATTGAGCAGAATAACCGCCTTGTTGCCCTTGAGGTGCAGTACGCCGGGCAAATTTCCAAGGTGGCCGAAGACGTAAAGCAGGCCAAGATTGCCGCCGCAAAAGCATCTTTGGATGCGCAATTACGGGCAATAGAAGACCGCCGCCGCGCCGAAGTTTCTGAACTCACAAAAACAGGCGGTACGGCAGCGGGGCAAAGCGTCATGGAGGTCAACCGCCTGGCTGCGCAGGAAGCCGAAGCGGCGCAACGGCAGTACACGGAAGCGGTAAAAAGCACGACGCAGGAGGCAGCGGACGCGCAACTAAACGCCGTTGACCGCGTGAACGCCTCAAAAGAGGCGGCGCACCAGGCTGAACTGCAACGCATCGAGGACGAAGAAGAAGCCCGCCGCCGTCTGATTGATGCCGGTATTGATGCCGCCGGGCAAATAGCCGGCTCAATTGTTCAGATTCAGCAAAACCAGAACCGGGCGGAAACGGACGCCGCGCTTGAGGCGCTTGAAGAGCAGTACGCAGCGAAGATTGAGGCCGCGCAGGGAAATACGAAATTGCAGGAAAAATTAGAGCGGGAATTGGCTGCAAAAAAAGAGCAGATACAAAAGCAGTCTGCCGAAAAGGAAAAGCGGCTTTCGATTATTCAGTCAATCATAAACACGGCGGTCGCCGTCACAAAGGCGCTGCCTAACGTTATTCTTGCCGCTTTTGTTGCCGCCGCCGGACTTGCGCAGACAGCAGTAATTGCAAAGCAGCAATTTGCCGAAGGCGGTTTTGATCGAAAAGCAAAAAGAAAAGGCGTTTATCCGCGCCACCTTTGGGAAGCCTTGCCGTCGGTTTTCGGGGGATATACCGGCGGCGGGCTTTCCTACCGTGACAGCACCGGGCGCCGCGTTGCCGGCAAACTACCGTCCGGTGCCGTTGTACACGCAGGGGAGTACGTTGCCCCGGCCTCGCAGGTTGCGCAGTACCCGGACGTGTTTTCAGCGCTTGAGCGTGAACGCACACAGCGGGCGCGACCCTTTGCCTCCGGCGGGTTTACAAACCCGGCCCTTCCGGCATACGTACGCGCTACCACTTTTCAGACGGGCGGTTTTTCCGACCCGGTACTTGGACTGCCGTCCGCCTCACAACTGCAAGCGCAGTCAATCACCGTGCAAGCGTCTGCCTCGTTCACCGATCAGCAGGTGCAGCAAATTGGACAGATCATTGCCGCAGAAAACGCAAAAGTTACCCGGGTAGCGTTGGCCGAAGGGCTTGGGGATGCAAACCGCCGGTTGGAGCGTGAAGCCTCATTGGAAGAACAACGAACCGTGTAGGGCGGGGGCAAATAAAAATGCCCGTCGCCATTGCAGGGCTAAACGGGCAAAAACTTTCGTAATTATCGGCAAAGATAACGCCGCAAATATACGGCATATGGAATTAAAATCAATTGACGGCCCGGTTATAATTTTTGAATCAAAAGATAAGCGGGCAAAGCAAAAGGCAGAAAAGTCACAGTTTACCGCCGCGGCATTCCTGAACAAAGAGGGCCGCACGGTCATTGTTGTCAAGTGCTATTACGGCGACCGCCCCGCCGCTTTTGCCCGGCAGATTATTGGGCAGTACCGGCAGGATTATAATTTGAAAATGCGCCGCGTTGGTGAGAATCCGAACGGCATAGATATAACCTTCATAAGCAACAACTGACATGGCCCTTACGCTTTCAGAACAGCCGACACAGAATGAACCCATACCGGTTAGCGGGTGCTTGCTCTATGTATTTGAGCCGGATGCGGGTGACGTGGTTACTACGCCGGGCGTTGATGCCGAGGTGGTCATTACCGTACCGGCCTCACCGACCGATCCGGGAAACGGCACGGCGTTCATAATATGGGGGTTTACGTTCACGACCGATAACAGCGCGCCGTACACGGCCACTTCATTCGAGGTTGCCGTGGGCGATCAGGGGCAAACGATCAACAATATCGCCTCAATGATCCTGGCAAACTTCTACTTTGCCCGCGCCGTTACGGTGACTATCGGAGGCAGTACGGTTACCCTGACCTGGAATGACTGCGGTGAGCAGGAAAATTTCGGGGCTGAGCAAATGTTTTTCGATGACATAGAGGGCAACGCGATAACCACGGGCGTAGCCACGAATGGCACAACGCCGGTCTATGTTGACGGGTACCGGGTTGTGCATAGCCTACACCGCGTTGATTTGAACGACGCCGCGAACACAGGCCGGGTAACGGCGTTCGAGGGCATAGAGCCGAACCGGACATGCACCGGGGCTGATGATGCCGAATTTGACGGCATGCCCACGGCGCGGGAATTGATAAAAACACCCTTACCGCCGCTCGATAACTCACACCCGGATATTGGGTATGATGGCATTGTGCAGTATTTCAGCCTCGAATATGGGTGGGTTTATCGGGATGCGAACTGCCAGCCGCTGAGCGGTGATTTCACGTTTTCAGACCGGGCAATGGTTTGGAACGCCTACTTTCAGCCCGAAGACGCCTACCGAATCAGGAGGTATTGGCCCGGCGCTCCTGGCGGCCTGCCTGCCGGGCAATCGCACGTTAAGTTCCTGACTGCGCAGCCGGAATCCATGCGCGTTCTTGTAGATTCAAAATGCTGGCTTTGGTTTTTTGTAAACGAGGCCGTGCAGTCTTTTTCACAGTTGAAACTCCGCGTGGTTGCGCAGCGCAAAGACGGCGGAACTCCGTCGATTGACGTGAACATAACAAATTCCGGGTACGCGGTCAACGCGGTCAACGTTTCCCCCTCCTACATTATCAGCCTGGGCCTTACCAGCGTGACGGCGGAAACCCTGGACAACTACTCGGTAGCAATTATTGCCGATTCAACACAGATAACAGAGCCGCTTTCATACTACATTCTGAGCGGATGCAACGACCTGGTACTGGACACCGACCTGTATTTCCTGAACCCACTGGGCGGAATTAGCACGGTACCGGTTCGGATCATTGAGCGCTCCGCCGTGCAGGACGGCACAGAAATACTTTTGAACGTTCCGTGTTCGGCCAGCCGGGCCGATCAGGGCCGGTACGGAGGCCGCACGCTTTCAGGCATCCGGTCTTACGAATCAATCACCTTCCGGTCTTTTGAAAACGGCGCGGTTACGGATATGTTCCGCGACCTGAAGTTAAGCCCGCAACGTTGGGTGCGGCGCCGGGCCGATGACGGCACGTGGATAGCCCGCAAGTTGATCGTTGAGCCGGGCGGCGTTCGCGTGTATGCGGAAGGCGAAAAGGTGACGGCTGAAATTACCGGGTACCTGGGGGATATTCCCGTACAATCAATAACTGAACCGCTGATATGATACGCGCAATAAAAAACGGATTTTGTTTTCTTTCGGGCTGGTGCCTTATCATGTGCCTTGCCGCCTCAATGGGCTTTGGCTGCAAAAAAGAACCTATTGACCCGCTTTGGGGGCCGTGGAAAGCCGTGTTCCCGATTGACGCCGGTAGCGGCTTTTGGTTTCGTGACGGCGGTATGTTATGCCGATATGCGGACAAGGATAGTTTGCACACGTTCAATTGCCGGTATGAATACGCCTGGGCGGGCGATACCGTGACCGTTAGCGATGCCTGCGGGTACGTTGATGCCTGGCGCATCCTGTTTATTTCCCCGGATGTTGTTCAGGCCGTGCATGTCGAGTATGACAGTTTGCCCGGAGCGCCCTATTTTTTCATTATGAAAAGAGATACGGAATGAAAAAAACCGCCTATGTGCTGCTTTTCGCGTCTGTGCTTGCCGTCGCGGTAACGACAGCGCTTTCACCCGCCTGCAAGTCAAAAGCGCCTGATATGCTTTTGGGCGCATGGAAGCCTGCCTACCAGTGCGAGGGTGAAAAGGGGTATTCGTTCTACTCAGACGGCAGGATGTTTCGCTATTCAGACAAGTGCGCGCCGCTTGACAGCACGGACAAGCATTATACATACTATCGAAAATCGGATTCTGTATTCATATCCTGGCCAGGCGGCTCATCGGCATGGGCGGTTGATTGGATCGATCATGATTTTATCCGCGTCCGTGAACGACAAGCGGGCTATCTTTCAACTTTCTACTTAGAGCGAGACTATTGGGGAAAATAGCGCAAATATTGGCATACAACCTACCGGCGGCGTCCAGCACGCGCATGGGCGGTTCAACGTCGGTGTACCTGGATACGCCCCTGAATTTTTCGCCCCGGCTATCAAAGGACGTAGAGCGGTTGAGCGACCTAAACAAGATCAAGGTTGAGGGCGCCTTGCGAACGGCGCTGGACTTCACGGACGTGAACGACGCGGTAATGATCGAGTATTACACACCGCTGACAGTTGACCGGCGCGGGCGCTGGATTGATGTTTCCGTTTTTGTTGAGGGCATACCGACGCAGTTTACCCGCATGTACGTTGTCGGCAAAAACGAAACCACCCGGCAATGGGAAGTTGAGTTTGCCCTTCCGGCGGATCATTGGGTTGAGTTGGCGACACAAAAACAGATCAATGATATTGAGTTTGGGCATTATTTTCTTTCCAAAACAAACGTGCTTTCAACCTGGGCGGCTCCTAAGTACGAGGGTGATTTCACGCCAACGGTAGAGGGCGGCACAGGCTGGAACGCCGCATACTGGTGGGTGTTGGGTGACTTTGGCGGGTGGGTAGATCAAAAAGAGCCGCCGCAAAACACAACATCACCGGTCAAAATGGTCGCCGTTGAGGATTTGCGCCCGCTTGTGTCATATGTCTATTTGCTCAAGCGCGGATTCTGTGAAATAGGCTGGACGCTGAACGGCCTTGTATTTGAAACCGAATGGGCGCTTAGGCTTTGGGCATACCTGCTCAAAGAGCGCTACTTTGATAGCGTGAATGATCTTGGCGCCGGATTTGAGATTGGCCGCAATGGCCGCATGATAGGCCGCCAACTTGCAAGTGATTACACGCTGACTTTTGACAACTCCCCTATACTTTTCGATACAATAGATTTTGTACTTGGCACCAATGCGCTTGAGTATGCAGGCGGCGGCACCTGGCTTGCCGGTATTGAAAACAGTTTCCCGTTTCATGCCAAGTTTCGTTTTCAGGTAAAGTTTGATTTTGAAAACGCGGGCGGCGCTTCCAACTTGGTTGGTTTTGTTATCGGGGAGGTGACCGGTGCGCAGAATAACGATTTTACGGGCGAATTGCTGAGCGAAACATTTGAATTTGAGATCAATGTAGGCAATACCGGCTTTGTAAGTTTCGAGACAGAGGTAACGCTTGCGCCCGGGCAAAAAGCCTGCCTGCTGCACCAGTACGGCGCAAATTCTGGAGATGAGGTGAAAAAAGGCGCATGGTTCAGGATAGACCCGGCAAACGAGGCTTTTAGCCGCTTTGATTTCGTGGACGTGAAATATGCCCTGCGCGATGACCGTAACCTATTGGACATGCTAAAGGGCTTTGTGCAACTGTGCAACGGTCGCATCGAAACCGACTACACAGCCCGGACGGTGACGGTACACCCGGAACGCACGTCGATAGTCTACGCGGATACCGTTCCGGGATTCATTCAGGAAAGTGAAGCGGCAGCGCAGATAGATCACAAGGTTATTGAGGGCAGCGTAAATATGAAGTACATACGCCCGGATTTGAAGCGGTACACGCGCTTGCAATTCGCTGATGCACAGGACGCCTACATAGATAGCCTGAACCTGTTAGAGCCGCTGCATAGCCGCAAGATCAATAACGGAGAGGATTTGCCAGATGAGATTGACGAGCGTGAAAACCCGGTATTTGAGCCAACGGCAGAGGGCCAACCGGATAAGATCAGGAAGCCGGGCAGAAGCCCGTCTCCGTACCTGCCCCGCTTTTGGGATAACACGGACGGCAGCCGGTCATTTAATATCGGCCCGCGTATCTTGTACGCATACGGATCAGTAGCGCAGTTGAACCCGACGCCGATCAGCGCAGCGGACGTTGAGGCTGAGTTTTATTTTGACGGGTACACAGAGCCAGACCGCGTTTCAGCGTTCGGGTATGCTACGCAGTTGCGCACCTGGGAGTTAGACCCCGCGCCCGCGCTGGACGGCTCCGTGGTATTCGGGCGCGTTGCCTCTGACTTGTTCGTGAATTTCTATCTTGGCATCACAAACGATAACCGGGGCGGGGTTGTGATCGATCTTTTGCAGCGCATGTCAATGGCCGAATACTCCGGGTATAATTTCCGGCAAATGTTCCTGCTTACCTACCAGGGCCGGGCGCTGCGTATGCCGATGACCGCCATACGGGACTTCACACCCGGCATATCTACCCCGGTGACCTATTTCGCCAGCCCGATAGAAACCACATGTTGCGACCTGCCCTGTTCGTGCCGTTTCCAGACCTGTGACTATTATCAGGATTTTGGTACCTACATAGAGCAATCGACGCTGAACGACCTAAAGGTGACATCGTTCAAGATCGACGACAAGGAAATACTTACGGCCCCGGTCGCCTTCGGGAGCATAAATATTATTGACATAGCCGGACGTCCCTACGTTACCAACCTGGTTGACACACTGAACAGCATCGGGGCGCCGTATTTCGAGTTCGGTTACTCCACGCGGGTGCATGCAACGAAAGGGCTGCGCTTTTTCACGATCAAGCACCCGGCCTGCCAGGGCTTTGAAATCATTATTTCCGACATATCCGATCCGGTGTACCGCTACACGCATGATGAACAACAGGAACAGTGGTTTGCCGGATCGTGGGGCGCAATAGGGTACGCGCCGGAAACATTCACGGCCCCGGATAACTGCCAAACAACAATTGAATATTAAAACATGAATTTATGAAACGGATGTTAAAAATTACCGCGCTACTCCTTGCGATACTTGCCTTTGCTCAATGCAAAAAGGAATCACAGATCAATCTGACCGGCACCTGGTGTACCCTTGTCCCGATCGAGCTGTACTATTTCACCGACGACAGCCGCTTTACGCAGGCAACCCGCCCGGGTGAGCAGTGGATTTATGAACAGCGCGGCGGTGAAATCCGGTTTTTCGGAACCCCGGAAAGAACCTGGAAAATCCTATACGCGCTTGAGGATGAATTTCAGGTTGTTGAACTTGAAACGGACACCTTAACCCTGTTCCGGAAATGAGCGCATGGGTAAAGAGTTGCTAAATATCCTACTCTGCCTGCTGCTCGCAGCGGTCGCCTACCTGGACTACCGGGCCGGGGCTGATGCCGCCACTTACCTTTGGTTCGTTGCCGCAATGACGGCGAATGCGGTTAATGTTGTGCGGAACGCGGAGATGCTTGCACGGAACGTTCGCGGAATGCGGGCGGAACGGGCGGAAAGCGATGTTTTCCTTGAGTTCAAAGCCTTGCACCCGAACAGCGCTGAGGAATACGACCCGACGCCGGATAATTTGCAGCGCTGGCGCTGGCATACCCAAAACCGGCGGGCGGCAATGCAGGAAAGCGGGAAAATGCCGGAATGGAAAAAGCCGGAAGAAAACAAAGAATTTACCGAACTGATACGCCGCCGCCGCGTAACCGACTGGCAGGACTTCGACGCGCTCACAAAGGCGGTTTACATTGACCTTGCGCGTTGTTTCATAGGCCCGGTTTTTGCGTGCGGTAGCCGTGTACGGGGCGACTACACGCAGCGCAACGACCCGCCGGAGGTAAAAGCCTGGCGCCGGGCGGCTGGAAAACTGGAAAAAGAGGTCAGCGACTTTGATCTGTTCACCCCGCCGCAAACAAAACAAATAATGCCGCTTCCTGAAATTGCCGATATTATACGGCACGGAATTCCGGAAGCGGAAAAAATCAGGATACCAGTGCAAGAATGGGATTTTTCAAAACTACCGCCGCAGGAACATGCCCGCGTAGCGCAGTTGGTGCGGGCCGGGCAATGGAAGGAACTGGTTGAAATACACGACCGATACCGCCTATCCCCCTATTCCTACTGCTGTGAAATTGAAGGGCTAAAGGCTTGGTACCGGCACGGGGTTCAGAGCGGGCAAATAAAAACAACATGACCGCACAGGCGCAAAATATTACACCGGAGTTCAAAAAGGCAGCCGTTGAGGTTGCCCGGCATTACGGTATTGCCGAAGTTGAATCCTGGGAGCAGTTGCCGGAGGGTTTCCGGAAGTTCCTGCATGTAGTATCGTACAAAGATTTGGTAGCGCCGCTTGTTCACCGTGATCGCTGCGACTTGTCCTGGCAGCAACTATCTACACGGTACAGCCTATCGGTTCGGGAGGTTCGCACGATCTGCCAAAAGGCGTACTACCGGGCGCGGATTCAGCGCCGTAAATAGCATCTTCATTTTGTTTTCATTTTTTCTTTTTTGCCCGGCTTGGCTCGCTCCCTTGCCGGGCTTTTTTGCGTGCCGAAAAACAAAAACCTTGTCTTTTAGCGACAAGGAATGTGCGAAAACCGCACATTGTGCTGTAAAACGGCTCTAAGTTTGTGCTATCAGAGCGCAAGCATGAGCAAAGAACAAACACTACTTAGCCGCAACCAGGCCATCGAGGCGATACTGGCAAATAGCGAATTGGCTATTGAATACCAGTTTGGCCTCCGGTGTTTGAACCAATACCTTTCCGACCTCACGCTACTTGCCCACGGTGCAGATTACAAGGCGCTCGGAATTTCAGACCGGCGTCACGCCACGCTCCCCAGCGTAATTACCCCCAACGGCGCCACGATTTCAGACCGATACCTTATTCACAATACAGACTTGACGCCGCCCGGCTCAACCGCCGTACTGCGCATTTCCGGCTTCATGCAAACGGAAAGCAGCGGCGGCAGTAGCGGAGTTCGCGGTATGCGCGGCGTTGCCGAAGACCTGCGGGCCGCATACGCAAACCGGAACATCCGGGGCGTACTGCTTGAGGTGAACAGCGGCGGCGGTGAGATTATGAGCATGGAGGTGCTGACCAGCGCCCTTTCAGCCCGCAATAAGCCGGTAGTTACGCACGCCTACTTTGCAGCCTCAGCGGCATACGGAACAGCGGCAGCAACGGATGAGGTTATTGCCCTTTCAGAATTTTCAAAGGTCGGCAGCATCGGCGCCGTCATCTCCCTGAACAAATTGGCGCTACAGGAATACGCAGAGGAGTGGATGGACTTTTACGGGCAAAACGCCCCGAAGAAAAACGGCGATTTCCGCGCCGCCTTGGCCGGCGATTTTACCGGCATTCAGCGCGTAGCCGATGAGGCAACCGATCAGTTTCAGGCAAAAGTGCGCGGCCTGCGCAACCTTCGCGGATCGGATCAAAAAATTACAGAAACACTTTCCGGCGATGTCTTTTCGGGCGCGGACGCCAAGCGGCGCGGCCTGATTGACGGCATTGGCGGACTTGAATACGCACTCACGCGCCTGGACGCATGGACGAAAATCTATGCCAGCCGGGCGGCCTAAGCATACAAACACAAAAACACGATCATCATGTTTAACGCATCAAATAGCCGGTTTTACAGCCAAATTATGGAAAGCCTTGCCGGTTTTTTCGGCCTGAAAGCCGAGGACACCACGGAGGCTGAACTGCATCAGCGCCTTACGGAGGCTGAAACGCAGACTGCCCTTGCTGAAAAAGCAAAAGCGGACGGGCTTGCCGCCGCCGCTGAAGAAGTCAACACCCTGAAAACGCAACTGGCCACACTGACCGCCGAAAAAGCCGCTGCCGAAGAAACGACGACGGATTTGCAAGCGGCAATTACCATGCTGACCGAAAGGGCCACCGCGCTTGAAAGCGACCTGACGGCGGCCAACAGCGCGTTGGCGGCTAAGGTAAAGGAAGTAAACACGCTTGCCGGGGAGGTTGCCCGCCTGACAGCCGGAAAACTGCCGAAAGGCGCTGAAGAATCCGACGGCGATGACGGCCTTAGCGATGAAACGCCGGACGGCAAGGGCCAGGTCATCGAAATGAAATGGCCCGCTGACAGCCCGTTTGCAACGGCAAACTAAGGCCCCGAAGCCCCTAAAAACACTGTGTTTTTGATTCAGAGGAACGTGGAGCACACAACACTCAGAACTTAAACACAAGATACTATGCCACGCACTACAACAGGCAACCTTTTGCCGGCTCAACTTTCGGACGGCACGCAATTCGACACCAGCCGCGACCGCAGGTACATTGAGGTACCCACCCAGGCGGTAATGCGGTACTTCGATAAGGTTGCCGTCAAATACGGCGACATCAACGCCGACATGCTCGGAATTTTCGGAAAGATGAACGTCGGGCGCGACCTCAAGGCGCGTATCGGATCGCTTTCGACGCCGAACCACCTTTTCAGCAACCGAAAAAACGGCTGCGTATGGACGCCGAAGGGCCGCGTTCGCCTCAACACGATGGAGGTTGACACCTGCCCTATTGAGATCAACATGGAGCAATGCCCGGATGCACTCTGGGGTGATTGCTTTGAGATGCTGTTCGGCACCGGCAACCAGGTACGCGACATGCTCGCTACGCCGGAAGGCGCCGCGCTGTTCGACATGTTCCTGCGCCAGGTGTACATCGGAATCGGCAATTCCTTTTTCATGTACACGGGCTTTTCCAACCACCCGATGATCGACACGGCAAACACCCTTGGTTTTTGGTCAACAGTCACGGATGCCGACGCATGGGCTGATTTTCACGACCAGATGACTTCGACCACCTGCGGCGGCTACGTCACGCTGTTGGATGAACTTGCCGCGCAAGGCGAACCTGGATATGACGTCGTGATTGACGACGCAGACTTTGATGCAAACGAAACCTACACGGGTGACATCATTGCTTTCCTCGAAGGCATGAAGGCCAAGGCGCGTGGCACGTTCCGGGCAATGATCCGGGCTGAACGCTCAAGCACGCCGTACCGCCCGATTTTCCTTTTGTCCGACGCGCTGTTTGACGCCTACCGAGAACACATCCGCACGACCTACACCGGTATTTCGGAAGGCTACCGATACCTGATTCAGGGTGTTGACGGGCAAACGATCCGCATGCAAAACGTGCTTGATTTTGACGGCCTGCCGGTCATGCGCTGGGAAGCCTCTGAAATCTTCGATTCTGTTGTCGGCTCAACCTCCCACCGCGCTGCCCTTATCGCCCCCGGCGTGTTTGGTATCGCCTACTCGGGCGAGGCCACGCGGCAATACGAGGGCATGGGCCTCCGCGTGATGCAAAAACTCGACGCGCCGTACATGGGCAAGATTTACCTGGACACAACCCTGCGCGTAGGCGCTGCGCTTGCCGACAAGGATTTCATCGTGTACGGATCACTGCTCAAGCACCCGTAAGGGCGGCATAAACCAAATCTTCTAACACACAAAAAAAAGACTTGAAATTATGCCTTGTGATGTTCTTCCACTCGACACCTCCAGTTGCACCAATGCCAATGGCGGTGCGCTGTACGGATACGCGGTAAGCGCCGAATACATTGATTCGGTTACCGCAACCGCAAACCTGATTACTGCAATAACGATGGGCACTGCCTCAAAGTGGGTCAAAATCGTGCCGAACAAAAACCAGACTTGCCGGTACGATCAGACCGGTGAGCGCCCAAATGAGTTTTCAACGAAAAAGCGGTACGTCTGTGAGGGCTTCGGATACTTTGCCGGGAACTCGGCATCGGTCGCCCTGGTTGGCGATGCCTTCGCCGCTTGCTGCCAGATGGTCGTCGTCTGGGTGCTTGGAACCGGTCAGCGCGTAGTTCAGGGCATTGAACTTGACGCTACTGCCGCAGGCGGTTTTGTGACCTCAAAAGAGGCTGATTGCCGCTGCACACCAAGCCTGCTTTCAGACACGGCGGCAAATGAGGCGCGCCTCGAATTGCTGTTTCAAAGCGCGAACGCGACGCTATCACCGTACACCGACCTGACTGACGCCGAAATTGAGGCGCTGTAAATCTCTATGCAAACCCGTAAAGCGCACAAACTGATGAGCAAATACACGGTTGATCCGAAACTTATTAAAAGCGGCAAAAGCGTATTCGCGGTTATTCGCGGGCCGAAGCCGAAGCGCGTTGCCTTACACGGGGATTGTGAAATTGAACTACCGGCTGGCGCCGGAGGCCCGGCTCAAAAACTGCGGGTACCGGCGCCGAATGCCGCTGAACTGAAAACCCTGTTTGATCAGGGAGTAAAATATGTAATTGAAGCGCCGGAGGATGAAAAGCCCCGGAAAGTAAAAAGCGATGATGAGTAATGCAGGAAAACGGATGTTGCGACGACACAACCCCGACCGTAGTTAATCCGAAAGAGGAACTACGCGGACGGCGCCGAAAGCGCAGCCCGCTTGCATTGTTTGACGTAAAAAACCCGATACCGGATGAGGTGCGCGATGCGCAGGAAATCTCCCAGGTATGGGAAAAATATAAGTTAGTGCCGTTTGCCGGCGCGGACAAGTACACTGGGCACAGTTTGCTGTACTGGTATCTGATGCTTGCCCGCTTAAGCCCGACGCACGGCGCTGCGATTGAAAAATTATCAAAGTACACGGTTGGCGGTCGCGCCATTTTCGTTCGTTCGGAAAACCCGGACTACGATATAGGCGAAGAAGCGCAGCCGCTTTCGCGGGCCGAAAAAGAGACCTACGAAAAAGCGATTACGGAGTTCATTGACTTTCAGGGAGGGGTAAGGGATTTTCACCGCCGTCTGGTCTGGTCGTACAAGGCGCACGGCAACGCGTGGGTAGAAATGTCGGTCGCCGAAACAAACGGGCAACGGCGCGTTCACCTGCGCACCGTTCGGCAGGCGAACGTTATGTACCTGCGCACGGCTCCGGACGAAATGCGCGTAGCGGCCATTTCGCCGATCTGGACAGACGAGTACCTGAAGAAAAACCCGCCGCGATTTATTCCGCTGTACCCGAATTTCACCCGCGAGGACGGGGCGCAAAAAACGCTCTTTCACCTGCGCAACGGCGAAAACAACTGGTACGGCAGGCCGGACAGCCAAGCGGCTGACCTGTACAAGTACCGGGAGGTTCAGGACGCGCTGTACATTATCAAACAGGCGGCGAACAACTTCACGGGGCAGGTAATTATCGAGGTCGAGGATGACGGCGGCGATAGCGCGGTGCAGGAAAACGAGGCGGTGAAATCAGGCTTTGACACGTTCGCGGATCGGATGATGGAAAACTACACGCAAAAGGGCGAAGACCCGATGAGTGTAGTTGTGACCAGCCGCCCGATGGGTTCGCGTCCTATGTTCGTTTTTCAGGTGCAGCCCAACACAAACCAACTGTGGTACAAGGAAACCGGGGCAATGTCTGAAAACTTCATCCTCGGCTCGCACGGTTGCACGTTGCGCTTCATGGGCAAGGACGCCTCAAACGGTTTCAGTACAGACGCTTTTGTCTCGGACTACGTAATGAACATGGAACCGGTGATTGAAGACCTGCGCACGACCATCATGGTATTCGCGAACAGCATTCTTTCGGTTGCCTGGGATGCCTTGGGGATGCCGAACATGAACCTAATCAGCCTTTCGTTCAACGCGCCGATACAGCGGCAGATCGAGGAGTACAAAGCGCAGCAAAGCGCACCGCAAACAACAAATCAAAATCTTAACCTTAACAACAACGAACGGGGGTAAAGATGGCTACGATGATCACGGCATGGGAAGTAAAGCGGTTTTCACCAGCCGGGAGGGATTACCCGGAGGTGAATATCTGCGAGGCTATACCGCACGTTGAGGAGGAGTTTGGCTACCGGTGCCTGGGCGAGGAGTTGTACGAATGGCTGCTGACAAAGTTGGAAGCCTACCCGGCGGACGCGCTTGAGTACGACTGTGATTCGGAGTACGATACCGATGATGTTGTAATTCGGCACGGTTGCCTGTACAAGTCCCTTATCGATTGCAACCGGGCCGACCCGGTGGTACCGGATAGCGATTGGGAAGTGGTTGACCGCTTCACGGACGCCTGCGCAAACGAACTCTGGACAAAATATCTGCGCCGGATACTGGCCTTTAAAGTGCATCAAACGGTAATGGTGTACGATACACAGAACAGCGGCGCCGGAGGGGTTACGGTCAACCTCGGAGACGGATACAACCAGGGCAGCCGGGCGGCGAATGATCAAGAGCTGGCCAGGCGGCAAAAAAGGCTTGAGGATGACGTGAATGTAACGATTGAAAACATGTACCGGTGGATGAAAAAAAAGATTGACGCCGTGGAGTGCGCCGATATGCCGCTGCAAAGCGGGGTTTCATGCTGGGCCGCAATTTGCAAAAGCCCGCAAAGGGGCATACGCCGCTGGGCATTTAAAGTTTGATTTTTTTGAAATGGGAATACTTGAGCAAGTAAAACATTACCTCGCTGAAAACCTGATTGTAAAAGAGGGGGTTGACACTGAAACCGCTGATTGGCGGTTTGAAATCTGCCTAAAATGCCCCTACCGGGACGCTGAAGAAAATAAGTGCCTGCAATGCGGCTGCTTTCTTGACCTGAAAACCGCAAGCCGCGTAAACTGGCGCCCTTCTAAAAACCGAAACGAAATAACGCATTGCCCCCTGGGCAAGTGGAACGACAAGGAAATTGCAAATGAATACAGACGGCTGGACGGCCTGAAACTTTTAAAATAAAAAAACACATCGACTATGTTGCAACCTATATCCGTACCGGATCAAAACGCAAATAACGCACTGAAGCGCTACGCAAACGACAATCATTGCTGCAATGATTACCCCGCAGCCTGCCAGTACGATGCCACGGTGGCCACGGCAAACACCGTTTCAGCCGTTGTTATCAAGCGCACGGCGGAAAGCGATGCCGAAACGCTGTCATTTTCCGCCGCTGCCGGTGGCGCCGCCGCCGTTGCAGCGATCAAAGCCGCGCTGATTGCCGCCGGTTATGAGAATGACGCCGATCAAATAGCCTCGGTAACGAGCGCTGTTGACGGCACAGACACGATTTACAGCATCACCGGCTCACTGATTGTTGTCAGCCTGACGCACTCCGGCGGCTCCGCTTCGGCGACCGCGAAATGCACGCGGGTTGGCATCTGTGACTTTTACATCGCTATTCCCGGCGGCGCTGAAAACATTTTCGGCGTTGACGGCACGGACGAAGACCTCGGCTCCCTTGTTCTGGCCACCGAAGACGCCGCCGACGTGGTTACGGCCATCGAGGGCGCTGCCGCATGGCCTTCAGGCTACACGGTAGCGGTTGTTGAAACCGGCACTGAATTTCAAATCACGATCAATGGCCCCGGCCCGATTGTCTTTACCTGGAACGGTGAACAGTTCACCAAACAGGATTGCATTGCCGGGTACATTGCCTAAGGCTCCAGTTTCTCTATTCATAATACAAGGCCCGCGCACCTGCATTTTTTTGGCGGGTGCCGGGCTTTATTTTTTCTCTTTACCGCGCATGGCTTCACCGTTAGCAGACCTGACAAAAACAAAGATTGACGCCGATCCGCATGAGTGGATTTTCGACGATTGGCCGCATGGCGATACGTTCAGCATACTATTCGAGAACGTAGAGGATGAGGACGGCAACACCGTTGACCTATCAAGCGGCTACGAGGCTGAGATGCGGTTTGAGGAAAAGGACGGCACCGAACTTGTCACGCTTACGCACCTATCCGGGATAACGCTCGGAAACGGCACGTTGGAGATAGAAACAGAAACCGAAGCCTGGCCGCAAAACTGCACGGCCTATTCTGATTTTCAGGTCATCACGCCGGGCGGTAACACGGAGACATGGTTTAGGATCATCGTAAAACTTAAACGCTCAATAACCCTGCCTGTATAATGTCGGTAGTCGTTTCAAATCTGGTGATTAAGCGCCCGCGCTACACGATGACGTTGGCGCGTGGTACGCAAGGGCCGGTAAATCCGCGAAGAATTGCAGGCGTGTTGCTTTCGCACCCAAACGGGGCATCGCCGGTAACGGGTGATGGCAAAGCCTACATTAGAATCCCGGAAGACATGAACGGCCTCGTTCTTTCAGCCGTCGGGGCTTCCTGTTCAACGGCTGGAACATCCGGGGCGACATCGGTGCAAATTCGCCGCGTTCGCGCCGGAGTTAGCGCGGACATGCTCACAACAAATATCACAATAGATCAAGACGAAACCGACAGCAGCACGGCGGCAACGCCAGCTGTGATCGACACGGGTAATGACGACGTGCAAACCGGCGACCAGATTTTTTTTGACATTGATTCGGTCAGCAGCGGGACACGCGGACTTTATATTTCATTCACTTTTAACGAATAAACAATGGCAACCTTTAACAAATTTCAGCCCTTCGTGGAACATCTGGCAGAGGGCGTACACAACCTTGGAACCGGGCAATTGGTAGTTGCGCTGACCAATACAGCCCCCAATGCAGCCGATGACATTTTGGGCGACATTACCCAGATCAGCTACACCAACCTTTCAAGCCGCAACATCACCACGTCGTCGAGTGCTCAGACATCCGGCACATACCGGCTTATCCTTACCGACCTGGTGCTTACCGCTTCAGGCGGCTCGGTTGGGCCGTTCCGGTACGTCGTGATTTACAACGACACGCCAACAAGCCCCGCCGATCCTTTGATCGGGTATTACGATTACGGCAGCAGCATCACGTTGCTTGACGGGGAAACCCTCACGATTGACTTTGACGGCACAAACGGACTGTTGAGTATCGTATAAAACGGTAAAATGGCAATAGCATTTAGGGCAGCATCCGGCACCAATGCGGCAACTTCAAGCAGCGTAGTGCTAAATAAGCCATCGGGCACCGCTTCCGGTGACGCCCTTCTTGCTATTGTAAACGCAAACGAAAGCGGTACAACAATAACCCCGCCGTCTGGATGGGCATTAATTGAGAGTCGTGACCCGCTAAGCGCCAACATTTCAATATTCTGGAAACTTGCCGGAGCATCCGAGCCATCTACATACGCGTTTAGTCTAAGCGCAAGCGTTCGTTCAAGCGGGGCAATTATCGTATTTTCCGGGTCATTCGACGCCGGGCTTGTTGATGTTTCAAGCGGGGATGATTTTGGCGGCGATCCTGCAACGGCGCTTGGCGTCACAACGTCAGAAGATGACGAAATGCTTGTTTACCTTAGCGCTTATGATGATGCTGCAACGGGCGCGGCATATTCAGCGCCGTCCGGATGGACAGAGGCGGTGGAAACAACGGGCGCGGCAAAATCAACAATCGGATACAAGGCGCAGGCGGCGGCGGGCGCAACGGGAAATTGTGATATTGCAATTTCTGATTTTGTTTTTGGCTCAAGTTTCCTTGTTGCAATCAAGGAGGTCGCTGGCTATTCGCCCCTTGTTGCCGCCGTTGGCTCATTCTCCCTTACAGGCGTTTCGGCATCTATAAAACGCGGGTTTAAGATAGTTGCAGCCGTAGCGTCATTTGCGCTTACCGGTCACGCGGCTGATTTTGATGCCGACAGAAAACTGGTTGCAAATACTGGCGCATTTGCCTTGACCGGTAATGCCGCTGGTTTATCCAACGGTCATCCGGTAGCGGCTGCCGTTGGGTCATTTGCGTTGACGGGTTATGATGTTGATTTTGATGCCGACAGAAAACTAAGCGCAGCCGTCGGCGCTTTCGCGCTGAGCGGTCACGACGCCGGACTTGATGAAGATGAGCGCTTGGTTGCCGAGAGCGGCTCGTTCGCGCTTACCGGCCATGCAGCCGGGGTCAATGTTGGCCGGGTTGTTCAGGCTGAAACCGGCTCGTTTGCCCTAACCGGCAACGCGGCGGCGCTGTCGAAGCAATACCCAATTGCGGCTGAAGTGGGCGCATTTGTCTTGACCGGACACGATGCCGGATTGCGGACAAGCAGAAGGGTAAGGGCGGAAACCGGGGCGTTTGCGTTAACCGGCGTTTCGGCGGGCGTATCGAAAGGTTACCCGCTTTCTGCCCAGGTTGGAGAATTTGCCCTGATCGGCGAAAGCGCCGGGTTGTTGAAAGGGTACCGGGTTGCCGCCGAAGTGGGCGCTTTCGCGCTTACCGGTTACACTGCAAACATTGAAACAACCCGGCTATTTAGCGCGGCGGAAGGTGTTTTTGTGCTGAGCGGCATTGAGGCGAACCTGAAAAAAGGATTCTCCATTGCTGCTGAAACAGGCGCATTTGCCCTGACCGGGATTGATGCGAACCTGGAAAAAGGATTCAGCAAAACGGCTGAAACGGGCGCTTTCGTATTGACCGGCGTTGACGCCGCGCTGAAAACCGCCAGGCTACTAACAGCCGAAACGGGCGCTTTCGCGCTTACGGGTTACGCTGCCGGGCTGAACTACTCGCAGGCATACGCCCTGACCGCTGGCGTGGGCGAGTTCGCGCTGAGTGGGAACGCCGCCGGATTGATTGCCGGACGCATGCTGCTCGCCTCGCCTGGTTCATTTTCCGTTACGGGACATGATGCAGGCTTGTCATACGGAAAAACGATGCTGGCTGAAGAAGGCGCTTTTGCGCTGAGTGGCCATGCGGCGGAATTCACCCTGACAAGACTTATCCAGGCTGCGACCGGCGCGTTTTCACTTACCGGGTATGAAGCGACGCTGATCTATTCACAATCGTATGTTGTTAGCGCCGAAACGGGCGTGTTTTCGGTGTCCGGGCATGACGCCGGCTTGGTTACCGCAAGAATCATTGCGCCGGAATCAGGCGCTTACGCATTGACCGGAATAGATGCCGGATTGGTGTACGGCAAGACGATGACGGCAGGCAGCGGGTCGTTTGACTTCACCGGGGTGGACGCTGGGTTGTTGGTAGCCAGGCTGTTATCAGCCGGAGACGGGCAGTTTGTTTTGTCCGGCTATGCAGCCGGGCTGAACTACTCGCAGGTTTATGAGATGACGGCAAGCATGGGCGCCTTTTCGCTGTCTGGCAATGACGCGGGCTTGTTGGCCAATAGGCTGGTTGTTGGCGATGCCGGAGCGTTTACGATGTCCGGAACCGATACCGGGCTTGTTTCGATGAGGCTGCTGTTTTTGGAAACAGGCGTGTTTGTGGTAACGGGTCTTGACGCCGAACTCAGCCAGGCGGAAGAAGAATTTTTGCCGGTTTTTGTGTTTTTTATAAACTGATTTTATATCAAAAAGCAAATAAATTTAAAAAAATCGCACACTATGATAATCTACAAAGACAATCAAACAGGGCAGTATTATGAACTACTGTACATCCAAAACCCTGCGGTTAAGGCCACGCCGTATGTTGAGCCAACCCTGTGGTTTCAACCCCTTGAGGTTGATTTTGTGAACAAAATCCCGAAAGGGCTAAAGCGCAAGGCCGGAGAATGGGCGCGACCGATGGCGGAAAAACTGGTAAGCCGTTACCTGACGGTTTTTACCGGGCCGCTGGTTCAGAAGATCGAGGACACGGCGCCAAGCCCGAAAAAAGGCGAAGCGCAAAAGGCTGTAAATCTTGAAAGGGGCGCTGATGAGGAAGGATAGACTATTTGCCGCACTTATATTTTTAGCCCCTTGCCTGTGCAGTCCTTTGGCTGCACAGACGCCGGCTTTTACCTTTGAATGCTTTTGCGGGTACCTCACAGAAGCGGATTCAAACTGCGACATCTGCACGACAAGCCTGCAAAGCCGGATGTTCAAAGGGTTGTTGATTTATAAAGACAGTATTGCGTATCGCTGGATTGAGCAGCCGTACACGATACTTCAGAATTACAACGCCCTGACTTTCAGGGAACTGATAACGGGCGCTGAACAGATCAGGATTGAGCTATCAGGTACGCCGTTTGATAGCATTGCGCAGTTCCGCGATAGTGTGCTTTGCCCATGCGCGGGCGGCGGCGCGCAGGTGTTTATTGCCGGGCCGGGCATTGTAATTACAGGTGACACGATCACCGCCGTGGACACTTCGGCGGTGAACGAGGCGTGGACGGTTTCAGATCAAGCGGACTATGAACTAATGACGAATGACACGCTGTTTTTTGTCGGGGCAGGCATCACGTCGGTGAACTTCGACAGTGTGACAAACATTGTAACGTTCACTACCACCGCCCCGGACGGCTCCGAAACAATAGTAACCGCAGGGACAGGTATTTCAGTTTCCGGATCGGGTACTGTGGGCGATCCCTATGTGGTTACAAATACCGGCGACCTTTCCTCAACAAACGAGGCGTGGACGATAGACGCCACCGGCGGGGACACGGAGGTTATAAGTAATCAGACGGTTTTGTTTGAGGGCGCGGGCATTGCCAGCACGTCTTATAGTTCGGTAACTAATACATTGACAATTACCGCAACAGAGGTGGACGGTAGCACTACGAACGAATTGCAGACCTACGGCCACGCCGGAACGACATCCTACACAAACACACTCTCAGGCGGCGGCGGCGCATTTACGATTCAGTCCGGCACAGGTATAACGATTTCACAGACCACCGGCACGGTAACTATTTCAGGGGCGTTCGGCGGCGGCGGCGGTGGTGGTATTTACGGAGACGGGACGCCTGGCAGCGGTAGTGATATTCTACCGCTTGGCGGCTCTGTGGTTGAAATACCGTCCGGCACCTCACCGCTTTCGTTTGACCTCGGAACCGCCGCCGCACAGTATTGGACGGCGCTATCCGTGACAACGCCATACAGCGCCGATGACGCCATATCGGTGTACCTGCGCGGAATTTCACCGGCTGATAGTTTCCGGATATACAACTATGACGGCGGAACTATAATTGAGGAGCATAGCGGGGTAATGACAATACAGGGCGATCAGGAGTTAACAGTGTCATTCGATTCGGTTAATTTTCAGAATATTCCCACGCGAACCGTGCTGCCCTTTTTGATCGGTCAGACTGGCGGCGGGTGGTTGCAGAAATTAGAGGGAACAACAACCGGCCAGGTGCCGACATGGGACGAACCGAACGGGTATTGGGAACTCGGCACCCCGGCGGCGGGTGGGTTGACGGCAGCGAATAACGGCCTGTATGTGTCCGGCGGCAATACCGTGCGCATGGGCGGGCCGCTGATTGAGGCTACACTGATTGATAATGACGGCTTTGAGTTCAGGCATTACGGAGGCGGGTTTTGGTCATTCAGCGATTATACCGGAGGCTTTACGCCGGCAAACGCATACGCAGGGTTTGCGGGGCTTGAAAACCTGCCTACAACGAATACAAGCCCGACCAAGGACGCTATTATAGAATTTCACCCGCGTAGCTCAATAGGCAGCAATGAATCAAATGCCTTCGTGATAGGCGGGTACCCGACAAACAACGACGGCACCTGGTTTCAGGCTCGAAGCCGGTCAGACCCGTCTTTTGAGTACCCGGCCTCATGGCAGCCCCGTGGCGGGCAATTCTCAATAGGTCGCCTTGGTGGACTTGACGCCCTGGCTACAATAGCGGGCGCCGCACTTTCAGGCTCAGCCGTTGCCGGCTCTGTACTGCACCTGGAGCAGACCGGCGGGCATGGAAACGTGCCGCTTTCATTCGGAGCCGGTACGGATGTTTTGGACGCCGAAATCATGTGGCGCGACGCCGATGATGCGCTCCGCGTTACGAACAGGAGCAATAGCAACAACACAAGCAGTATCCGCTTTGCAATAGGCGGGCAGACGAACGATTTGGCCGCGTTGGTAAAATCCTCAAACGGCACCAGTTTGGCAAAATTTGGCGTTGGCGTAGGCGCTCCGGCAAACATACATTCCACGATTCAATCAGCCGGCGGCTATGCAGGCCGGGTATTGACAACGGTGGGTTCATTCACGCTGGATGAAAGCAACTACGTGGTTATCTATACCGCCTCGGGTTCCGTTACCTGGACGCTTCCAACCGCCTCGACATGCACGGGCCGGACGTACGTCCTTTGCAGCCGGGGCACAGGCACGGTAAACCTGTCGGTTTCCGTATCAAAGGGCAACGGCGGCAACTTCAACTCTCTTTCAGCCGGACAGTGGGCCACGATTTGGTCAGACGGATCGGGCTGGACTGGCTACAAACTAACATCGGAATGATGAAAAGACTTTTTTTGATAGCGGCCATTGCGGCCATTGCGGCCACCTCCGCGCACGGACAATTAACCTACACCTACACGCTCGACACGGTACACGCGGGCGGGATTGTGCGGGTAGATTCCTTTTACCTCGTTGAAACCGTTACCGGCTTTTTGGTCAACGACGGCGCTATACAGCCCGCCTTTCAGGGTGCAAGAAGCCAGACGCTTGAAACGCCCCTGTTTTTTTCAGACACGGCGGCGCTTACGGCATTTTATACGCAATTGAAAAACGACAGTATCGCCCTTATGCAGCGGGCCGATGTTCTAAGAACGCAAGCGCTGGTTGCCGGGGCGAAGTATAGGGCAGTATGGTACGTTGCTGATTCTGTTTTTTACGGATACACAGGCGGTTCCCGGTCACTTAGGCTACCGCCGCCGGAAGAAGCAGCGCCGCCTGAAAAGCAGGTGCCTGTTGACCAACCGGTTACCGACGGCAAAAAAACCGAAAAAAAACCGAAGAAAAAGCCTGCTGTAAAGGGCAGGAAAAAGAAACAATAAATCAATGTTGGCACGGTTTTAAAACTTTTTTTGTTTAAAAAACCTGCCATGACACCGCAAGAAAGAATGATACAAGCAGTGTACAAAGCCTTAGAAATCGGGCTTGCTAAAATCGTAAAAAACGGCCTCGCCTTCATGGTAATGACCGGCGTCATTGCGGGGCTTGTGTGGGGAATCATGTTCCTGATGGAGGTACACAAGGCCGACCGGGCGGAGTTAAAGGCTGAAATCATCGGCGTGAAGCGGGAGTGCGCGATAGAGATTAGCCGGCTCCGTATCGACATCCTGGAATGCCAGCAGCGAAACAACAACCTGTTCGAGCAGATTATCCGGCTCGAAGAGCGATTAAAAAAACAGAAACGTTAACGTAACAAACTATACATATGAGTACGACAACACAAACAAAATGGTATGCCTCTTCCGGGTTCTGGAACGGCGTTATTCTGGCCTTTTCCGGCCTTGTAGTGGGCTTTCCTTCAGGGGCCGCGCATGACATTGTGGCCTCGCTATTCGCCATATTTGCTTCCGGGGCGGCGGCGCGTGAAGCGCTCAAAGGCAAGACCATTGATGTGAAAGCCTGGATCACAAACAAAAACACCTGGAATTACATCGGGGCCACGGTGATTGCTATTTTCCCGATGATTCCGGCTGACCTTTTCACACGCCTGGGCGACCTGGCCACAGCCGCGATTGGCGGCAACTGGCAGGGCATATTAACCGCCCTATTCTCGATCGGGACAATGGTGTATTTCTGGTTCAGAAAAGAGCCGGCGAAAGCCTAAAGGGTTCATGGGATTATTCGTACCCGCCCTGGCTCCCTGACGCGGGGGCCGGGGTTTTTAAATTCGTTGCTATGCAAATGAGATTTTTTAAACCCGACGAGTTCCAGATGGACGGCAAAGTCGTCTTCGACAAAATGAACCCGGCGTTCCTGGAAAAACTGGATCAGTGCCGGGAACTTGCCGGGGTGCCGTTCATTATTTCGTCCTGCTGGAGATCACCGTCGAAAAACCGTAAGGTTGGCGGGGCGGTTGGGTCGCTGCACCTGAAGGGGCGGGCCGTGGATGTTATCTGCACCTTAGGCGCTACACGGGCGCGGATCATGCGGGCGGCGCTGGGCCTGGGCCTATCGGTCGGGGTTATGCAGAATGCCCTGCACCTGGACGACCGGGAAGATCAAATCGTTTTTCACTACTACAAATAAAAAAGCCCGACAACTTTCGCCGCCGGGCCGTTTAATAAACCCCAAAAAACCAAATGAAAACTATTTTTGCCCGGTTATACCGCCTGCTCCCGCCGCCTAAAAAGGCCGCTGCAGTTCGCCGTTCGGAGCCACTT